CCTCGCGCGCGCGCGCGGAGAGATTATTATTATATTTATTATATATATAACTCTGGGTATGGGTATGGGTGCCATTGCCGGCGTATTGCTCGGGCAATGGCTGCGCTATACCTACCTCGTTGTTTTTACTCCATCTGGCCTGTGCGCCGCGTCTTCCGGCGTTGCGCCTTTCTTCTCGCGCCGTGACGACAAATTCCCACTCTTTTTCGAGCCTTTTTTGCCGCCAGTTTCCGTCATTGATGTTGAAGAACCCGAGCAGCTTCGGCCGCAGGATGCGCCGCCAGCGCGTCTCCGAGACGCGGCAGATGCGGGCCAGCTCGCGGTCATCGTCACCGAGCGCGCGGCCGTTGTTGCGCCAGGTGGCGAACAGGATCAGGCAGTAGGCGCCGAACTCCTCGGCCGACAGGTGCAAAGTGTCACCTATCAGGGCATCGATAAACACGGGCATGCACGGCGCTTGTGACACTTATGGCATCCACTCGCGTTGATGGTGCTGCCGTTCGGCGTCTTTCCGATGGTTGTTGCAGTACCAGCGCGCCGGTGCCGGCCATCCGGGCGGACCATAGCCATACGAGCCGAAATTGCCGCAAAGCGGGCAAACCTGACCGGCGATATCCCGCAGCACCGGCGGCCGACCATCTACATAGCCGCGCTCAAAAGGTGATAGGTCGCAATACTCTATCTGCCAGGCCGGTGCCTCGCCGGTTTTGGATTTACGCTCCCAAGGGTTGAGGTTCGTGGCAAGTGACGGAAGCGGAGGCGCAATATACTTGATGTCGTAGCAGCGCCACGCCGGCAGCGGAAAGTAAGCCACGCCACGCCGGAAAGCCTGGTGCGGCTCGGTCTTGATCTGAGCGTGCTTTGCCAATTCGCGCACTGACTGCCGGAGCTGGTGCGGTGCCGGGTCAGCCTCCTTGCCGGGCTTCTTCACCACCAGCGCGAGGTGCGCATTGCCAAATTTTTGCTCGATATCGCAATAGTATCGCCAATTCGGCAGATCGATGCCTTGCTGCCACTGCCGCAACCTGCCATCGGTCGAGGGCGACCGGATTCTGCCCTTCTGATATATGTCGTGGTGATCCTTGTACTTAACTTCGATTTTCATAAATGCGGCGTCTCCAGGCTTCTGGGCGCCCAGATCCGTCAGCACAATTTTTTGACCGTTAGGGCCGCGCATCATCGGAGCGCCGCCCTCGTCGATGCGGTCGAGGCGAAACACGAAATAGCCTTGCTGCTTGAGATCCTCCTCGACGGCCTCGACCGCAGACTCGCCCCAATTCCAAGCGACGCTCGCCTTTAGGTTCCTCATGAGGCATGGCCCCACCGCGGCACGACACCGAAACCGATGTCGGCAAAGACCTTGGCAAAGCGGTCCACATTCGGCCCGAAGTAAAAGAATGCCTGCCCCTGTGTCGGTGCAACTTCGCGCTCGCCGCGCCGTAGGAAGCGGATGCGCCCGGCGGTGAAGCAAATCGCCTGGCAGGTATCTTGCGCCGAGTTAAACCAGATCGTGTCGGTGCAGTTGTTGGTCAGCATGATCGCCGCGGTGGTCCGCTTGGCGGCGACCTCGGAGATCAGTTTGTTGACAAACGCCGGCAACAGATCGCGGTGATAGGGTGGGTTGAGCCAGACCCGGCCGCGCCAATCGCAGGTTAGCCCGTCAGACTCGGGGTCAAGGTAGGCTCTGGCGCGCACCGTCGCCTGGGCGATGTCGTTGGATGCCGGGTCGAGATCGATCTCCCCGAGCACCTCGCGCGCCGCCTCGATATAGAAGGCTGGCGTATATAGCTCGAATTCGCCGGTCCCTTCGGTGCCGCGTACCGTGCCGATCTTCTCCTGCTCGCAGATCCGCAGTGCCCGGTGGCGCGCATCTTCAAGCGCTTGGAGAAAGTCGATCTCTTCCCAAAGTGCCTTCCGCCAACGCCACAACATCACTTCGATGTTGTTGATGCCACGCTCGTCCGCCGGGTCGAGTCCGAACAGCGCTGCGATGGAGACAAAACCGCTTACGGTACTGTAAGTGGTTTCATCCGTTGATGGCCGGCCACCTTTGTTCTTCTTCTGCCGGTCCCACCAGCGGATAAATTTGCGCTGCTCGGTTAGTTTTGCTTCGATCGCCTCATAAAGTTTCGTCGCGTCCTTTGCCCGTCGATAATAGTTCTCAGCCGACTCGGCGACGGCCATCAGCTGCAACGCGCGTTGCGGGTCATAGTGATCGAGATCGCGCGCACCAAGTGTCGTCGGGAGTGTCATCGATCCCCCTAGAGGCTGGCTGTTGCTCCTTGGCAGAGCTGCCGTTCGAGCGGCCACGGCGCGTCTTCCGGCCAGTTGTCTTGGAACCAGCGGAAGGCGCGCTCGACGGTGATGATGTTGGCGCCGCGGCCGGCCTTCAGCCGGGAGAAGATCTTGGCGTTACCGCAGCTCATGGTGCCGACGCCGGACAGGGTGCGGCCGGTATGCGCGGCATAGGCGTTCGCGATGGTGAGAATTTCTTCCGCGGTCATGCCACAGCATAGCGGAAAGTTTTCCGCCTACCACCGGAAAGTTGTCCGATCTTAGCGCCTCGGGTTAATCCCGGAGGCTGTGGAAAATTTTCTAGCCAACTTAGAATTTATGCTGTTTAGTGCCCCTCGGCGGTCCCCCCACGCCAAGAGAGCGTAGCGGAGACCTGCCGATGATGGACCGTGCGATGTCCGAAGAGCCGGAAGCGGAAGCGCCGGAAACGCCCGTTTGGGACGACGACGAATTTATTGCCCGCGTCCGCGAGCAGGCCGAGGCGCGCGGCATGAGCCTGCGCGATGTCTCGACCAAGGCCGGGCTGGCGCCCGATTACTTCGTTAAACGGCGCGGCAGCGACGCCGGCCGCAATATCGTGATGATCGTCAAGCTGGCGAGGGCGCTCGACGTGCCGGTGTCGGTGCTCGTCGACCCGTTACCCACGCCATCCCCGGCCGAGGTCGATCAGGTAAAGCTCGACCGGCTTGCGATGGTGGGGAATGTCGCGGCACATCTTTACCTCGCCCTCGACGCCCGCAAGGCCGCCATCCCCGATGATGTCGACGCCGAAGAGTTGCTGCAAATGCTGATGCGGTTTATCCGGCCGCCGCTGGTCCGCCGGCCTACGAAAAAGCGTCCTTGATTGCCTGAAGGGTCGGCATTGCCCGCACCCAGAATTCCGGCGCGATCTGCGCGTCCGTCCAATTTTCCCACCATACGCCCTCGAGCTTGCGGGCAAACGTCCAGCCACCGCCGGTCCCCGGTATAACCGGGACGCTTTCGCCGGTCGGCGCCGTCTCGATCTTTTCAATTTTAATGTTTTTGAAGCTGGGCATTCTTAATGTCTCCAGCGACCGGCCTCCCCGGCTCTTTTACAAGACTAACCGCTGCGTTGAACGCCGCAAGAGTTTTGTAAGAAATTCCGTTGCCCTCCGGAAAATTTTCCGGCTATGATCGGACAGATTTCCGGGGCATCCCATGGCCGCCTGGCGCATCGTCATAGACCGCAACGATTTCCGCGCGCTCGTCGCCGGTCGCGAGGTCCGCACGACGGCCGGCCCGGACGAGATATTCGTGACGCTCGATCTCGATCACGTCGCCGGGATGAGCCGCTGGACCGACCCGCCCCAGGCCGCCGAGTTCTACGGGAAGTCCGCCAAGCCGGAGATCGACCAGTTCGTCGATGATTGGGTGGAGAAGCGGGGCCAGCACCAACGTGAGTGACCGATGGCCTATGCCGCCTGGTTTGAATCAGGCGCAACGAGTTTTCACGAGGCCGGCGATGACCGCTTTAACTGTAACTCGCGACGGCGATGTGCTGCATATCGATTTGATACCCGGCGCTGACGGTCCCGACACCGAGGGCGAGGAAGTAACGCCCGGCGTGGTGCTCCTTTATGACGGGCACGGCTGGCTGATCGGCATCGAGATCAACACCTCAATTCTGCGCGACGGTGGTCGATGAAACGTGAATCCTGGACGATCACGTCGCGCGGCGAGTGGCTCGACCGGCGCCGCGGGCTGCTCACCGCCAGCCGCATCGCGGCGTTGTTCGACGCGCACCCGTTCCTGACGCGCGAGCAGTTGGCCGGCACCATGACCGGTCACCACAACGAGGGCGACAACCCGGCGATGAAGCGCGGCCGGATCCTGGAGCCGGCGATCCTTGAAGCGATGCGCGAAGAGCACCCGACCTGGCAAATCGAGAAGGCCAACGAATTCTGGACATTGCCTGAACACCGCATCGGTGCAACACCCGATGCATGGTTTACGACAGGCGACGGTGACGCCGGCCTGATCCAGTGCAAGACGGTGGCGCCGGAGGTGTGGCAGGGTCGCCCGTCGCTGGCCTATCAGCTCCAAACGCTCACCGAGATGATGTGCACCGGCGTCGAGCACGGCCGCCTCGCCGTCATGGTGACGAGCCGCTCGCTGCCGCTCTACGAATTCGAGGTGCCGCGGCACCCGCTGGCCGAGGATAAGCTGCTCGCCGCCGCCGCTGCGTGGTGGGCGGAATGGGATGCCGGCCGGATAGCCCCAGCAGCCCCTGCAGAGGCGCTGAAGGAGCTTCTCGACGACGGCAGCACTGTCGACCTATCCAGCGACAACTACCTCCATAGCGCGCTCCCAGATCGGCAGGCGTTGAAGTCCGTCATCAGCGATGCCGAGAAGCGGGTCGCCGAGATCGACGGCCACCTAAAAGCGGCGATGGGAAAAGCCACGTACGGCTATTTGCCCGGCTGGGCGATCACCTACCGCAGCCACCAGCGGGCCGAGCGGGTGCTGCCGGCGGCGACGATCCGCACGCTGCGGGTCTCGGCCAAGGAAGAGGAGTCGATATGACCAACGCCGTCACCACCCGCAACACGCCGCTGTCGCCGACGACCTTTGCCGAGGCCGAACGCTTCGCCGTGATGATGGCGAAGAGCACGATGGTGCCGCAGGATTATCGCGGCAAGCCGGAAAACATCATGTTCGCCATGCAGTTCGGCGCCGAGCTTGGCCTGTCGCCGCTACAGAGCCTGCAATCGATATCGAATATCAACGGCAAGTGGGCCGTGTACGGCGACGCCTTGCTGGCGATCGTGCTGGCCTCGCCGCTGTGCGAAGACGTGATCGAGCGGCTTGATGGCGAGGATGACAACCTGCGCGCTGTCTGCGAGGCGAGGCGCCGCGGTGCCGCGCCGAAGATCCAGATGTTCTCAGTCGCCGACGCCAAGAAGGCAAGCCTGTGGGGAAAGCAGGGGCCGTGGACGCAGTATCCACGCCGGATGCTTCAATGGCGCGCCCGCGGTTTCGCGCTGCGCGACGCCTTCCCGGACCTGCTGCGCGGCGTCATTACCGTTGAGGAGGCCCGCGACATACCCGAGAGCGGCATGGTCGACGTGACGCCGCCGCCGAGCCCGGAGCCGCTCAGCGCCGATCTCGACGCCTTCGCGGCCGAGCCGATCGAGCCGCCGGCATCCACCCCCGACGAGCGCATCGCCGAGGCCGCTGCCGGCCAGGGCAGCACCGCCTTCCGCGATTGGTGGCAGCAGATCGATCGCGAGCGCCGCGACCGGCTGCGCCCGCACCTGGCGCACTATCAGGCGCTAGCCAGTGCGGCCGACACCGAGATGGCGCAGCACGCAATTCACGAACCCGGGCGGGCACCCCCCGAACCACGCGACGGTCCCCACGCAACTCCTCGTCGTCGTGGACGCCCGCCCGGCCCCGGCCTGCTCGACGAGGAGGAGCCGCGGCCAGAGCAGCCGGACGCGTGAGCCCATGTCGGCCGAAAGCAAACTCGTCTCGGCGATCGCCGACGCCTGCGTCGATTTCCTGATCGAGCGCGGCGAGCTCGACGGCAAGCTGCGGGTCACCCGCGAGCTGCACACCGCGGCGCGGCGGGTCGTCTGGGCCGGGCACTATTACGGCCACAGCAGCGTGAAATTCGGCGACGCGCTGATCGACCTCGAGCGGCTGGTCGGGCGCCCGACACGGGAGATCGACATTTGAACACGATCCGGCGCAAGAGCCTGACGCACCGCTGCGCCATCTGCGGCAAGGTCTATTATGGGTTCGGCCAAGTCGCCGAGCCGGTCGCGCCCGGCCTCTGCTGCGACGCGTGCCACGCCCAGCATGTGGTGCCGCGGCGGATTCGGCTCGTCATCGATGCGTGGGCAGAGCAGAACGAGGCTTGCCAAAACCACCGCGGCCCGGTATCGCGTATTTGAGGAATTTCTTAATGGCCGATCGCTTAATACCGATGACCGAAGTCGCCGAACGTCTCGGTGGCGTGTCGATCCGCACCGCCAAGCGGCGCATCGAGGAAGCGGGGATCAATCCGCCGCGCCCCGGTCGCGCCTTCATGCTCACCGAGGCCGATCTGGCCGCTGTCATCGAGGCAAGCCGATGCCGTTCAAGCTCATCCCTCCAGGCCAGCGCAAGGGCAACCCTTACTACCTCGCGCGCGCCTCGTTCGGCGGACGAGACATTGAGGTCTCTACGAAGACGCGAGACCTCACGGTTGCTCGCCGATTTGCGAAAGAACTCGAACGCAAAATCCAGGAAAGTGGTCTCCCTCGACCTGGAGAAACCCTGAGCTTCGCGCATGCTGCCGAACTTTATATCGAGTACCGAGACCCGGCGAAGGCTGACCGGGCGCGGATAGCCCGGCTGCTCGCCGCGCTCGGCCGCAAGATGGTTAACGATATCCGTCAAGTTGATCTGGTCCAGGCGGCGAATACGCTGTGCGGCGGTAAATCGCCCGCCACCAAAAACCGCGAGGTTCTGCGGCCGGCTGCAAGCATCCTGCATTACGCCGCGCGCAACGGGTTCTGTGCGTGGCTGCGCATCGAACTGTTCCGCGAGGCGAGGCCCAAGACCCGCGCTGTCTCGCTCGACACGGCCATGACCTTGCTTGAGGCGATCGAGCCGGGGCCGCGCCGCCTCTTCCTGTTGTGGAGCTTTCGCCAGGGCACCCGGATTTCGGATACGCTCGGGGTTGCCTGGGACAGGATCGACCTACCGCGGCAGACCGTCCGCCTGCGGATCAGCAAGACCGACACGTGGATGGAGGCGCCGCTGCATCCCGAGGTGTTTGAGGAGTTGGCGGCGATCCCCGAGGCCGAGCGGACGGGGCGGCTCTTCCCGTGGACCCAGAAGACCGGGGTCTACCGCTGGCTGCGCCCGCTGACCCGCGAGCTGGAATTGAAGTTCACCCCGCACATGGCGCGGCACTCGCTCGGCACCTGGCTCAACGAGAGCGGTGCCGGGTTGCGCACGATCATGGCGGCGCTCGGCCACCTCGACCCCAAATCCTCGATCCGTTATCAGACCGCCGATGTCGAGATCGTCCGCGCCGCGGCGCAAAAACTTCCCGGCATACTCCGGGGGATTTCCGGGCAAACCCCAAAAAAGGCGCAGAACGCCTAGGGAAATTCCTACCTTGGTAAGGGGGAGGTCGTAAGTTCAATCCTTACCGGCAGCACCAGCTAACGCGCTGATTTTGCTTACAATAACAAGATGGGCGTCAGACAGGAGTTGCCGAGATTTGTGAGAACAAGGCAAAAACCGCCGGGGGATGCCGGGGGATTTCCGGGGGAAATGTTCCGCTTTGTTTCTGCCACGGAGCGGAGGCTCGCTGAATGGCCCGCCCGCCACCATTGCCGTTGCAGCATGAGGTAGCCGCCGCTGTCCGCGGCGCACGCCAGGGCGGCGCCGATGTGGCGCGAATCAAGATTAGAAAGTCCGCCGCTGGGGATGTAGAGATCGAGATTGAGACAACGCTAGCGCCGGCCTTGCCGCCGGAGCCCGCTGAGGGCGAGTGGGACGAGTTCGCCCGCGCCGCCGCGGAGAAGATGCGCAAGATCTAGCGGTCGCAAATAATCCTGCGACGTTTTCCGATCCGACGAATTGAGTAGAGACCCGCCCGAAAGGGCGGGACCGGCATCAGCGCGTCCAACGCCGATGGCCGGCCCCTAATCATTCGACGTTGGAGGCGTCAAATGACTGCGGCCATATACAGCCGAATTGCGTCCGCGCGTCTAGCCGCGGCCTTTCTTGCCCTGCTGCTGGCGCTGCCGGCGACCTACGAGATGAGCAAAGACAACACCGACTGCCTGCGCACCGTGGTCAGGCAGCTCGACCGCAATCGGTAATTTATCCCCGCAGCCCGGGGAGGAAGAGATAGAGGCCCAACAGCAGGACCGCGACGAAGGCAAAGAACACATTGGATGACGAGAATGGCTGCATCTGCGGCAGCGGCAATATCGTGATGAGCCAGAGGAACATCACAACGACAAACAGGATTTCGATGATCATGGCATCATCCTTTTAAGGTCAGCGCGCCTCCAGCAGCCGCCGCTGCACGTCCCGACAGGATTCCGTGACGGCGATAAACTTCGCGCTCGTCAACCCCACCACGCAATGTATGCCGAGCGCCAGGAGGCGGGGCGAATGTCCCGCTTCCCGCAGCGTGCTGATGTGCGCCGGGTTGACGGCGACCTGGTGCCCATCTGGCACATGCAGAATGACGAGCTGCACGGTCACGAGAAGCGGCAGCAGCATGCCGATCATCCGCGGGTTGAAGCCATTCTCATCCGGTGGCCGGCGGCAGCGCCGCCTTCAGCGCCTCGACCTCGGCGTGCAACTCGCGGATAGCATTGATTACTGCGTAAATGGCGCGGCCTGGATCGACCGTCAGAACGGTGCGCGACTCGCCTTCAGCAATACGGCCGGCACCGAGGTTGTACTCGCCAACCAGTTCTGGCAAGACGACCTGAACCTCTTGCGCGACCAGCCCGTAATTAGTATTGCTTCCCAACTCGCCACCCTTCCAATCGAAGGTTACGGGTCGCAATTGGATCACTTCGGCCAAACCTGAAGTGTAATCTGCAATGTTCTCCTTCAGCGAGAGGTCACTGATAGCTGACCAAGTGCCGCTGGTATTTTGACATGCACCAGTGCTGTTAACGATGGCCATACGATTTGCAAAAGCAGGCGCAGCCCCAGCACCTACGGAACCCGTTGATAAGTACAAATACCAGGCACCGGCCGGATAATCCATATTAATATACCCGGAGTATCCGGCATTAATCGTCGAAAACGTGCTGCCGTTCCAAATAACATTTTGCCCAAGCACCTGATTGAACGAGACACTGGTGGCGTAGAAGTTGTTGGTACCAAACCCGCCAACCGTGGTGCCGCTAAGCTGAAAGGTGAGGGTGCTGCCGCCAACATATAGAGGTTGGTACGACGCCGCCCCCGTGTTATCCACACCTTCTATCAGAGTGCCATTGATGTTGGTTACAAACCGGACCCCTTTTGTGGTGCCGCCGATAAATGCCTGGAGCGTCTTGTCGGAATGGCTAACACTGGTCAACCCGGCGACCGTACCGCCCGCAAGCGGCAAATACGGCCCGCCGGTAACGTAGCCCTGCGCCTTGACGAAGCCCGTCGTGGCGATCGACGTATCGTTGTCGGCGGTGGCTGGCGTCGGCGCCTGCGGATCGCCCGTGAATACCGGACTTGCCAGCGGCGCCGCCCCGAGGCTGGTCAGCGCCGCGCCGCTCGTCGTGGCGCCCGTGCCACCGCTGGAAATGCTCACCGGGGTCGCCAGGCTCAGCGTTACGTCGCCCGTGCTGCCGCCGCCGGTGAGGCCGGCCCCCGCCGCCACCGAGGAGATGTCGCCGATGCTGGTGCCTGCCGCGCTCGGACCCCACTTGGCGCCGTCCCACGCCCACGACCGGCTGCCGGAGGTGTGGATCTGGCCGGGCGTCAGCCCGGCACTCGGGAAATCTATCGCCATTGCCTACCCCGTGTTGATCGAGATCGCGGTCTGCGCGTTCAGCGACACCACAACCGGCGGCGGCGCCCACAACAGCACCTCGCGCACCGCCCCGCTCGTCAGCGCTGCGGTCGCGGTCGCCATCAGCGCCTCGCGCACCACCCCGGCCGCGGTTCCGGCCGGCGCCGTCGTCAGCAGCGCTTCGCGCGCTGCGGCATCGAGATTGATGTCGGTCATGTCTCGATCTTGACGCCGCTCTGCGCGGCATTGATGCCGGTCAGCGTCCACGCCGCGCCGGTCGCCGGGTCGGTCGCGAAGTGGCTGCCAAGCCAGCCATAGCCGGTCCCGGGCGCGGCGCTCGCGGTGGTGCCGGCGCTGTCGGTCGCGCCGGATTTCATCCGCATGCTGACCGTCTTCGCGCCGGCATCCGACTTGCTGAGGTTGGCCTTGACCGCGACGGCGTAGATCGCCGAGGGCGGCACCGAGAGCGGCGGGTAGGTGTAGAGGTCTTCGTGAGCGACGACGGCATCGAACACATAGCTCAGATTGCCCTGCGGCGGCGCCTGGCTGACCGCGAACCAGTTGGCGCCGCTGACCGTGACGTTGGCCCACAGCACCGTGCCGACGGCGGCGGTGCCGGTCGGCGCGCTGCCCGGCGCGCCCGCCGCAAAGGTCGCGGTCGACGTTATGTCGTCATTGGCCGCCGAGAGTTGCGTCAGCGCGGCGCCCTGCGCCACATCGCACATGTGGCCGATCCAGTAGGTCGTGCCGGCGGCGAGCGCGAGCGGCGTCGACACCGGCATGGTCTTGACGGCGCCTGCCGTGGTGCCGGTCACGGTCGCGCCCGAGACCAGCAGCACGCCCGGCGCGGCGCCGACGTTGGAATAGACCACCGGGCGCAGTTGGATGGCGCCGTTGCCGGTGCCGCCGGCCTGGAACGCGATCGAGTTCAGCGTGCAGGCGACGGCGGGCGTCACCGCCCGCAGCCGCATTTGATTGGCGATCGTCGCCTGGTTGGTGCCGCTGCGGGTGACGCTCGAACCGAGGATCGCGGCGCCGGCGGCGAACTGGACCGCCGCATCGCCGGTCGGAAACTGTGTTTCGATCCGGGGCGAGGTCAACAGCGCCGCGTTGTTCGTCGTGCCGCTGGCGTCGAACACGTAGAAATCGTCGATGATCGCGGTGCCGCCGGCGGTCTGGATCGCGATGCCGGTCGCGCTGCTGTTCGCCGTCGTCGTGGTGTCGCCGCTGCCGCTGAGGATCGACACGCCGTCCATCCACACCTGATACGAGCCGGCGTTCGCGAGTGTTATGTCGAATTCGATATAATGCGTCGTGTTGGCGGTGATGCTCGCGGTCGAGGTGCCGAGCACCGTGCCGCTGTTGAAGAGACCGTTGCGCACGCTGACGGTGCCGGTGGTGTTGATTTGCACCGCCGCCTGCGACGACCCGCCGTCGAGAAACTGCAACCCGAGGTTGACGGTGCCGAGCGGGCTGTTGAACCGCAAGCCGCCGATCAGCCGCCCGTAGGCGCCGGGCAGCGTCTTGGTGATCGTCCCCAGCGACAATGCCTGCCCGGTCTGGCTGAGCGGCGCGACGATTGCCGGGCTGGCGCTGGTCGAGTTCCATTCGCCGGCCGTCAGGAGCGCCGACACGCCCGCGCCGTAGCTGTTCGCGCCGCCGTACTTGTCGAAGCCCTCGCAGAATAACAGTGCCATCAAGTCTCCTGCGCGACGATGGTGGCGTAGAAATTGGCCAGCGTGGTGTCGGCGCTCGACGGCCCGACGAGGCGCAGCACGTCGCCTTGCGCGAGGCTGATCGCGGCGCCGCCGGAGGTGGCGAAGGTCGGCGCGATGCCGCCCGCCGTGATGGTGATCATGCCGATCTGGGTGAAGGTGTTCGGGCTCGCCGACAGCGCGCGGTCGACGCTGATCACCGTGTTTGCCGTCGCCGCCGCGGTCGCCCCGGCCTGGCTGACGTGCCCCTCGTGACCGCCGAAATTCGCCGGGATGGTGATGGCCTTCGAGACGCGGTGCATGCCGAGGAGTTGCGAGTTCGCCAGCACGCCGCCGGTAAACGAGAAGCCGATATTGTATTTCGGCGCGGCGGCAATCGCGCTGTTGGCGACGACCCACTGGGCCGAGGTGCCGTCGTCGAACCAGACGAAGAGTTGGCCGCTGCCGTCGCTGCTGTCCCACCACAGGTCGCCGGCGGCGGGCGAGGCGGGCGGTGTGGTGCCGGTCGAGACGCTGGCGCCGCCGCCGCCGCCGGTGGGCGTCGTCCAGGACGGGTCGGAAGCGGTGCCGCCGGTGGTCAGCACCTGGCCGGCGGTGCCGGCGGCGAGCGCCGCCCAGCCGGCCGCGCCACGATAGAGCACCATGCCGCGCACCGAGCCGAACACGGCATCGATGACGGCACTCAGCGACACGCCGGTCGCGGCGGCAGTCGAGCCGCTGATGTTGCCGAGGATCAGCAGGTTGGCGATCGGCGCGCTCGCCGGCACGTTGGCCCAGGCCGGGTTGGCGGCGCTGCCCGCCGTCGTCAGCACCTGGCCGCTGGTGCCCGGCGACAGCGCCACCCAGCCGCCATTGCCGCGATAGAGCACCGCGCCCTGGGTTCCCGACATGGCGGCGTCGAGGAGTTGCGAGACGGTGGTGCCGCTGGGCGCCGCGCTCGCGCCGCCGATGTTGGCAAGCAGGCTGAGATTGGCGATGGCGGCGAGCGATATCGTGCCGCTGCCGGTGATCGGGCCGCCGCCAGTGGTGAGCCCGGCGCCGGCGGCGACGCTGGTGACCGTGCCGGCGCCGGACGGCGCGTCCCACATCAGGTCGGTGCCGGCGCCCTGCGTCTTGAGGTAGTAGCCGGCGGTGCCCGGCGACAAGGCCACCCAACCCGCGCCGGTGCGCGTCATCAGCGCGCCGCGGGCATTGGTCAGCACGCGGTCGAGGAAGGCCGACAGGGTGGTCGGCACCGGCGCTGTGGTGGTGCCGCTGGCATTGGCGAGGATCGTGTTGTCGGCGACCGGCGCCAGCGACACCGTACCGGCGCCGGTGATCGGCGCGCCGCCCGTCGATATGCCGGGGCCGGCCGAGATCGCGGTGACGCCGGTGCCGCCTGTGTCCCACAGCAGGTCGGCGCCTGGTCCGGCGGTGCGCAGGTAGTAGCCCGTGGTGCCCGGGGCGAGCGCGACCCAGCCGGTGCCGCTGCGGTAGATCAATGAGCCGACGACGCTCACCGCCAGCACCGCATCGAGGAAGGCCGACAGGGTGTTCGGGATGGCCGGTGCGGTTACCCCCGCGATATTCGCCATCATCGTGTCGGGCGGCGCAGTCATGCCGGCCGGCAGCGCGTCGACGTATGCCTTGTTGACGACATCGCTGGCGCTGACCGGCGACGGCATGCCGGTGATGCGGCCGCCTCTTATGTCAACCGCGTCCGACGACTGATAGAGCATGTCGCCGGGCGCCAGGTTCATCCAGTAGCCGTCGACGTATTCGAGGATGTCGCGGTTTTGCAGGCTGTCGTCGACCAGCACGTCGGGCAGGCCGACGAGCCGCACATCGGTCGAGCCGAACAGTTGCAAGAGCGCCGGCTGGCCGCCGACCGTCAGGGCGGGATCGAACGCCACGTCGCTGATGTGCGAGATCTCCACCATGAAGATCCCGACGTTGGTGACCTTGAAGACATCGAGCGCGGCGTAGCTGGTGCCCGGCTCCCATTCGTCGCGCCAGGTGAAGGTCAGCACCGGCAGCGTGTACGGCCCCAGCACGGTGCCGTCGTTGAGGTAGATCGTCATCTGCGTGCCGGAGACGGTGATCGAGGCGATCCCGTTCGGCAGCGATGGGTTCTCCTGGAGGTCGAGGATCGCCTGCGCGATCGACCAGAAATTGCTGTCGACTTCGGACGGCTGGAGGTTCGAGCCCTTGCCCGGCCCCCACGGTCCTAGCGTGCGAAAGGTGATGTCCATTTAGCCGCCGCCGAGGTTGCCTTCGCTGCCGTCGTCGTGGATCGACACCGGGTCTTCGTGCCGGTAGGGCAAATCCGGGCAGGTGCTGGTGATATTAAAGCCGATCTGCTGCCCGTAGGCGGAACTGCCGGGAAAAAAGATCGGCGGATCGCCCCACTCGATGTGCGCCGGGGTATTTTCCGGGCCGAGCGTCGAGCCGCGCCAGAACGCATCGACATCTGCGTCGCGCCACAGTCCTTCCGGGTCGTCGGCGACCCGCCACACGACGCGGATCAGGGCGTCGCCGCCGAAGGCCGGGTCGAACCGGCTCGGGTCGTCCCACAGGATGTCGTTGGCGCCCGAGCCGGTGAATGTCGGCTTCCAAATCTCGCCGTTGAGGCCGGGGTTGATTTGATACGTCCAGGCCAGCGAGCCGCCGGTGAAGGTGAAAAACGGCACGTAGGGCTGCGGCGATGTCGGGATGCCGAGGTAGGGAAATTGATTGTAATCGCGCGGCCCGGCGCTGTGGATCAAGAGCAGGCCATAGGTCCGGTCAGCGCCGGCGGTATTCGTGAGATCCCAGAAGCTGGTCGAGATGGTGTAGCTGGCGGGCGTCATCTGGACGCGGGTCTGCCCGCGGCCGAACAGGATGCCGCCCGTGGTGAGGGTAAGGCCGAGCGGCCAGGTGTGCTGCCAATCGGGCGAACTCGGATCGCGGACCATCCACGGATCGCCGTCGCTGCCGGTCGGGATCGGGCTGACGATACCCGACGAGATGAAATCCAGCAGAAAGGAATAGCTGTAGGTGCCGCATTGCAGGACAGGCTCGTCCGGCGGGTGGCCACCGTCGTCGTCGGCCCAGTGGACGTTGACGATGCGGCCGATCGGGTCTTCGACGTAATCGACCATCGCTCAGCCCACGTTCGACAGCGCCCACTGCACGTCGCAACTCTTCTGGCCGTCCGTGTCGCCGGCGCCAAACGGTTTGAAGGCGGCGTCTATCTCGCTGAAGACCGAACCCCAGAAGGCGTTAAGCTCGGCCTGGAAGGCGCCGCCGCAGGCGTTCTTTTCCCGCTTCTTGAGCTTGACGTTGCGGGCGCGCGCGACATCGACGTAGTTCTCCGGCTTGCCCGGCTGGGTGATGCGGACGGTCTCGCTCTCGCGCGAGGCTTCCTTGAGCGCCTCGCCGCAGCACTTCACGTTGAAGTTGGTCGAGGTCGGCACCATCTCGGGCATCTTCGACTTGGCGCCCCACGTCAGCATGGCCTTTTCGTGGGTGCCGCTCGGCCGCGACGGGATGATGATCGTGCCGAAGCTGCCGGGCGACTGAAACGGCCGGACAAAGAACTCGATGCTGCCATCGGGCATCAGCTTGCCTCCAGGTCGATTGTCTTGGGGAGCGCGAGCGGCGTCAGCGCCGGGAAAAAGTCGGTGTGGAATTCGCTGCCGGTCACCGGCTTCATGTCGAGCGTCACCGTGGTGACCAGTTCGGCCATCGCGTCGGGCGGGTTCTCGCCCTTGATGGTGACGCCCTGAAACATCTTGGCGACCTCGATCTGCCGGTCGAGACCGTTGACGACCGTGCAGGAATTGACCGCGTTGTCGGTGTTGACGAGGGGCAGGTTGAGCCCGTCGTCCGAGACCACGAAGTCGGTCAGCGCCTGATAGGCAATCTCGCTCGGGAGTATCTCGATCTGGCCGCCGGCGACGACCTGGTAGTCGTCGGTGTAATCGTCCTCGACGTAGCTGTTGACGCCGATCGCGGCATTCGCCGGCAGGCCGGTGCCGATGCTGCACCCGATGGTGAACTCGCCGCGCATGGTGCCGCCCGCCACGACCAGCCGATAGCTCTTGACCTTGCCGGTGGCGGCGCCGCCGGGCAGGCGCCGGTCAAACAGCGTCACGCTGTTGCGCAGGCCGATGGCGAGGCCGATGGCGTCGGTCCAGTTCGTCGCAAATGTCACGTCGACGGCGCGCGCCCGCGCGCGCAATTTCGCCCGCGCCGCGAGGATCAGGTATTCAAAAGACTGGCTGCCGCGGTCGGTCTGGAAATAGCTCTTGTAGGCAAGGTTGCCGAGCGGCACTTCGCCACCGGGGTCGATCCCCTGCGCGACGTACTCCGAGGTGAAGCTCACCGTCTCGCGGTCGGCGTCGGTCGTGTCGGACAGCATTTGCTGGACATCGCCGACCAGGACCGCGTTGATCGTTTCGGTGCGTTTGCGGTCGGCCCGGTAGTTGAGGATCATGCGGATCTTGTAGTTGTTGACCGGGAAGGCGACCGAGATCGGGCCGATCTGCCCGCCGTGCAGGAACACGTTGACGTTGGTGGCCTCTTCGGTGTCGCCCTTTTCGGCCGGCTGGGTGTGCCCGAAAAAGGTGACGTTGTAGCTGATCTCCGGGCCGAGCCAGGCCGCCCCGTGGATAAAGCACAGCGGCGTGCCGCCAGCATCGTCTTCGGTGCTGAGCGCCCAGCCGCCGCCGATATTGGTGCCGGGCTTCGGCCAATCCTGGAACAGCCCGTCGCCGTTCATGATGGCGATCAGCGCGCCGCCGCCCTTGATGCGCGAGCCGAACCCCATGCCGAGGTTGATGTTGGCGTTTGCCGGGCTGGTCGGAAACGGCCGGTTGCCGAGCGGCGAGCCGGCTTGCGAGAATGCCCGGACGAGCGGCCCCGTCACGTCGAGCAGGCCGCTTGCCTGCTGCGACCAGCTAACCGTGCCGGAGAGCGTCACGGCATTGAGCGGCGGCTGGCCGTAGCTCAGCGAGAAGGCGTCGTAGAGCGCCTGGCCTTCGCTGATCTCGATGATGCCGTCCTCGCCCTGCACGATGTCGCTGACGCTGACTTCCAGCGTGGTGCGGTCGACGTGCCAGAGCGCGCTGTAGGCTTCCAGCACGGTGTCTTCGTTGACGTTCGAGGTCAGCCAGACCGGGTCATACCACGGCAAGACCGACAACTCGTCGGTGAGGCCCGCCTTCTGCACGCTGTAATCGTCGGGCCGGGCGATGAATTCGAGTTCGACGATCTCGTCGGCCTGGAGCCGCGGGACGCCGACCAGGCGGCCGTTGAACAGCGGCAGCAGATCGGGCGCGGCACCGCCGTCCGGTGTCCATGCCTGATCCCAGGAGAGCCACGCCCAGAGGTTGCGGCCCGGCGCGAGCAGGCCGACCGCGGGGTTTTTGACGCGCACCTTGAGGGTGGCGAAGCCGCCTTCCTCGTGGGCGATCTCGATGTCGAGGACGTCTTCGTCGAAACGGTTGTGGATCGCCGGGTCAAAGGGTGCGTTCGGGGTGCGCGGCCCGGTGATCGTCAGCAAGGCCCGCTCGGAAGAGGATGCCGGCTGGCTGAGGGTGATCGAGGTGCCGCCGTCCGGCGCGACGAAGGTGGTGCCGGTGGCGATGCCGTTGCCGGCGATGTTGTAGGTGAGGCCCGGCGTCAGGCCGGCGAGGTGCGCGTCGGGAATGGATGTGACGCTGGTCCAATCGTCCGAGGCCATGCCGGTGAGCTGCAACGGGAACTGCCCGCTGAGAAGCGCGATGACCTCGAACTGGGCGACGCCCGAGGGCGCGTCGGGCGGCACCGCGGCGAAGGCGTACATCTGCCCGGTGCCGCTGCCGTCGTGGAACAGGTAGGCGCTGCCGATCTGGATGTCCTGGCCGCCGCCGGTGTCACGGCACTGCCCGATGGCCGGGCCGGTCGCGCCGTAATAGCCGGGCGCGAGATCGAGTGCCGGATCGAGCGCCACGGTGTTGCTGCCGGCGGCGAAGGTGGCGATGCCGGTGTCCATCGGCACCGACTTGGTGGCCTTGAATGTCGCGCCGCGCAGGGTCTGCCCGGCGGGGCTGTTCATGTTGATCCACTCGGGCGATGGCTGTAACGCCTCCTCGATCATGAAGAACGCCGAGACGCCCGGCCCTTCGATCAGGTAGAGCGTGCTCTGCTCCAGCGCCTGGTTGCTGGCGACGTTCTTGACAAAACCGACGCCGGCCTCGGTGTCGCCGATCACCGGCACGGTTTCGATCTGGCCGCCGTGGGTGTGCCCGGTGGTGACAACGATCACCTGATCCTGGATGGTGCCGCCGGCCCATGCGAAACAGAACGGGCCGGGCACTCAGACTTCCTCCAGCACCAGCGACCACGAGACCTTGGCTTCCCACTCGGCGCGCTCGATCTGCCACTCGACGATGCGCATCTGCATGCTGGGCCGATAGAAGGTCCAGTCGTCCTGGTAGCGGATCGAGCCGGGCACCGCATCGTGCGCCGGCGCACCGGAAGCGGTGTGCCGCCCGATCTCGACGTGGCAATAGATCTGCACCAGCATGCCGACCCAGAGGTCGTCGAGCGCCGGCGGATCCTGGTCGTCGCCATTCGCCTCCAGTTGATACTTGCGCATCTGCGGCGCCGAGAGGTCGATCAGCGTGCCGTTGACGGTGCGGGCGAGCTTGTCGCTGCCGCGCGCCAGATCGATCGGCGTCAGCGTGCCCTTAAGGCCGCGCGCCGAGTAGGGCGGCACGCCCGAAACGGCGGTGCCGTTGTCGTAGTAGATGATGTCGAAGACGGTCGCGAACGGCGCTGCCATTAATGCCCGCCCGGCCTGCCGCCGTACCACGATGGCTTGACGCCGGCGCTGCGCACTTGTTGCCGGCGCGCCTCGACGACGAGCGCATCGACGACGCCGGTCGAACCCGACAGCGCGAAGCTGTGGCCGCCGAGGTGGAGATGCACCGGCGCGCCGCCCGCGCCGGCGGTGACGAGGCCGCCCTCGGCGAAGCGCGGCACGCCGCGCGACGGCATGACCATGCCGCCGCCGGCAAAGCGGTTGAGGTTCGAGAGGAAGCCCGCGCCCACGTTGCGCACCGCGGCGGCGCGCATGACGAATTCGCCATTCGAGAGCCGCGCCATGATGCTGTCGCTGGTGCCGCTGCCGGGGCCGGTCACCATGCCGCCGCTGGCAAAGCCGCCAAACCCCACCCTATTCACTTGATCGACCCAGGCGTCCGCTGCTGTCTTGCTGGCCTCGGCAGCCTGCTGGCTGGCTTGCGCGGCTTCCTTGGCGGCCTCGGTGGCGTCCCGGATAGCCGACCCCCATCCCATCGCCTCCGAGTAATCGATCGGCGAAACCATGTGAGGCGGCAACGCCTGATAGTTGCTCATTCCCGGCGCGTAGGATTGTAAGTAGGGGCTGGTTCCCCCTTCCCTTGGGTCGCCGCCCCTGGAAGGGGACGCTGTCTCTCTGAAGCCGCTCCCACGCGGACCATAACCGTATGCTCCCGTATCCACCGGTCCATACGGAGAAGGAAAGCCTGTTCCTCCACGTGACACCGCGACGCCGAATTTATCGGCGGCGCCAGCAGCACCCGCCGCAGCTGAAGAGGCTAGTTGGCTGGCACCCTGAGCCATGTTGAGGGCGCCCTGAATTGTGTTTATTGCGCCCTGTGCCGCTGCTGCTGCTTGCACAAACGATTTGCCAATCGCCTGGGCGCTTTTCGCCGTACTCAACTCGGCGGCCTGAGCGCTGATCGAGAGGTGCTTCCACAAGCCGTCCCACAAATTGCCGATGGTATCGGTGATATCTTTGAACAGCGGCGGCAGCTTCTCGAACTCATCCTTTATCGGGGTGGCCGGCATCGCCGGTATGCTGGGGTCGCCGAACGCCGCGCCGCCGGCACCGAATGAGCCGAAGGCGTCCTTGATCTTCTTGCCCGCCGCGATGGCCGCGTCGGCGAGCATGTTCCAGATCAGGATGTTGGCGTCCTTTTGATTTTCGGCGTCTTGTATTTGGCGCTCGCCCTCTCTCTTGAGCGTCCCTTGTACTCCTTCCTTTAATATCTGCGTTGAAGCTTCCGCGATCGCCGTTTTCAGTTGTGTATACGCGGAGGTAATTCCCGCGGTGCTTTCGTTGTATTGGTTTTCGAGCTTGCCCTGAGCCGCCGCGAGCTTTTCAGCGTCGGCGACGGCTTGGTCGGTGGTATTTTTGGTGTTCGCTAGTTCGGTATTATATTTCTGGATGTTCTCTGTGGCGAGCTTGAGCGCGGCCGGGGCAGATATTCCATAAAGCTCCTTGGCGATTGCGTTAAGTTGTGCAGCACTGAGCTTTCCGTTTTTCACGATCGTTAAAAAACTTTGATCAATGAAATTGGATGCTGCGGCGGCGTCGCCTTTGAACCGCGCGACATCCACAATAAGTATTTCATAGAGTTTGGACAGGTCGAGCGCCGCGTCTTTCTCGCCGCCGCGCTGCGCGATCGGACCCGTGCCGAGCAGCCGCGCCCGCTGTCGTATCAGCTCCTCTCGTGCTGCTTGAGCTTCCCGGGATTGATCTGGAAGACGGCCGATACGCCGCTTTTCCAGTTCCTCAAAGTTGGCGGCTTGCTTTTTTATTGCCGCGTTTATGGCGTCTTCGCTCTCACCAGCGGCGCGTCCGATGCGCTGCGCGGCCTCTACGGAAGCGGGTGAGCGCGCCGTCTCCCGCGCCAGATCGCGGATTTTGGTGATGCGCTCGATCTGATCGTCGAGCTCCTTCGTCATGGTTCGTAGGCCGCCGATGACGGCAGCACCGACGAGGCCACCGGCAAAGCCGCCGCCGAAGCTGCTGACGAGCCGCCCAAAGCTGTTGGCGCTGAGGCTGATGCGGCGGAACTGGACTTCGGTGCGTCGGCCGGCGGCGGTCACCTGGTCGAGCGCGCCGGCGGTGCCGCGCAACGCGCGGTTGGCGCCGACGATGCGATCCTCAAGTGTGCCGTATTGCTTCGACAGGCTTTCGGCGAGGGCAACATCACCCTTCTTGATGGCGGCGCTGATCTGCCGGCCGAGCTGCTTCAGCTGCTCCTGGGCGAGCTTCAGTTCCCCGCGGAACGGCGCGGCATTGGCGCCGATTGTCCAGATGAGGTTCTCACCAGCCACGGCTTGCTAAGCTCCGGTCAATTCTCGGACGGTGCGCTGGATCTGATCGGGTTCGCTGCGAGCCGCGTTCGCGCCGTCGATCAGACGCTCGGCGCGCTCGACCTTTTCGCGATCGAGACCGAGCAGCATCCAGGCAAAGATCTGCCGCGGCGTCATCGCCCAGATCGCCTCGGCGGGATGGCCCCAGACAACTAGCTGCTCAATCGCAGCGGCGAGATGACTGCCGGCCGCATGTCGTTGACGGCCTCTTCCTCGGCCTCTGGCGCCGGCTCGGGTTGGGGCTCGGCCAGCGCGATCGAAGGGCGGAAGGTGAGCTTGACGATTTCGCCGGCCAACCCGAGCACGACGCTGGCCGGCAATTTCGCCGCCTGCCGCTCGTATTCGCTGTCGTTGTGGTGCCCCAAGCCGGCCGCGATAAGCGCAGGCAGCGCCTCGCTGGCTCGGAACATGCCGTCATTGCCTTCGATGACGCCGAGAAACGCGGGGTATTTCTTGGCGATGTCGGCAAGCTCGGCCAGCGCAACGCCGGTGATCTCGAACGGCAACGACTGCCCGTCATGCGACTCGATTGTCACCGTGATCGTCGGGCGCTTCGGTACGAGATCGAGAAAGCTGATCGGCATGCGGTTATGGTCCCGCCGTGGCAAGCAGCGCCATTTGCAGGTTGGCCGCGGTGAATTCGTCCATGATCATGTGGACTTCGAGCGTCTGCTGCACGACCGGCGAGAAATCCTTTTTGCGGATGCCGCCGACGCGGTGGTTCCAGTGGTCGAGGCGCTCGACGGCCGGCGTCAACTCGAACGTGTTGACGTTGCCGACATCGCGCGGCGTGAGGTCGCCCTCGCCCTTCCAGGTTATCATCCCGGTGCCGATGTAGTACGCGTCGGTGCTCGGGCTCACCATCGCGTCGTCCGGGTGCAGCAGGGTGCCGAACGAGCCGGTGACGGGATCGGCGAGCACGTCGCCGGTCAATTCGATCTGTCCCCACTCGTCCTGGATAAAGCCGAGCGCGCCGGACGGCCCGAACTGCACCAGCGGCAGGGTGATGGTGACCTTCGGCCCGATGTCGTTGGTGCCGGTGAACACCAGTTCACCTTCGATCTGGGATTGCAGCCCGATGTTCAGTGTGCTTGCGGCCATCTCGTTGCTCCTCCTAAAACTTGGTGAATTCGCGCAGTGTCTCGCCGATGATCGCCTCTAGCTCGACCCGTGCCCGCGGGCGCATCGCGGCGCCCGGGCCGCGCAGAAAGCGGCGTGCCGTGATGTGCGGGCGTTGGCGCCTGTAGGCCGCGACCGGCCCGGTGTTCCGCCGATAGCCCCTCACCGGAACCGGACCGCTGCGGCGCTTTCCCGGCGCGCCGTATTCGAGAGCGCCGAATGCCGCCGCGACCCGCTGCGCCTTGCCGGTCGGCAATATCCGCACCCGCCCGCGCACGAAGTCATCGCGCACATCGACAAACCGCCGCGTGGCGGCGCGCAGCCGCCCGGTTTGAACCGGCTCGCGAGCTTTGACTTGCGACAGCAGCTGCGTCGTCAGTTGGGTGATCTTGACTTCGAGCCGGCGCTTCAGCTCGTCCGGCATCTTGTCGAGATGCAGGATCAGGCTGTTGACGTTGGAATCGATGCTGACGTTGAGGCCGCTCACGCCGCGAGATCGTCCAAGCGGAAGGCGTAAACGAAGGTCAGGGTGATATCGAGCCGGTGTTCCTTGGCTTCGGCATCGGGCGGCAGCACGACGCAGCCCTGATAGGTAATGCGGCCGGTGGTGCCCACCGCATCGCGCAACAGCCCGTCCGCCAGCACAGCGGCGACGATGGCGCTGCGGTAGCGCGACAGCAGGACGCCGGGATCGGCGGTGCCGCCGGCGCGAATGTAGACGCTGATCCCCGGCGACAATTCCATGCGCTGGATTTCGCTGTGGCGCACCGTCTCCGGCTGGTTCAGCATCGTCTCGATGCCGTCCTGGATGATGACGGCGGGCCGGGCATTGCTCGGTACGTCGAGCGCGTTGCGCACCACCGCGGCAATGCCGCTGACGGACGCGCAGAGCGCCGCCAGGCGGGACAGAATCACCTCGCGCTGGTCAGCCACGGCAGAGCAGGTTCACGCGGCACAGCGCGCCGCCATAGGACAATGGCGCAATCTCGGTGATGTTGGCGGGGCTGCCGTCGATCAGGATGATGTCGTCGCGCGACGGCACCCCGAAGCTGCCAAGCCCGGTCGGGCTGAGCACGACGCGGATTTCCTGCGACTCACCGGCTTCCAGCGATTGCGGCCCGAAGTTGCGCACCGCCGCCGGCGCCTCGACCTGTTCGGAGATCGTGTTGGCGCCGGTCACCGGATCGACCGCGGTGCGCTGCAAGGTGACCGTCTGGCCGTAGCCGGCGATCGCCGCGTCGAGGCGGGAGATGAGTGTCTGCGGCGTCACAGCGACCAACTGATCCGGTACGGGGTCAGCCACTCGCGGACCGCGCCCGGCATCCCCGTCGCGTCCGAGGTGTCGCCGCTGCTGCTGTAGACTTGGGTGATGAGGTCGGGGATCGTCTCGCTACGCACCGAGGGATCGCGCCCGACCGCGCTGTAGCGGATCGATATCCACTCCAGGCAGGCGCCCTGCACATCGGCCGGGATCGGATCGAAACCGGCGGTGTAATCGACCACCAACGTCGCGGTATTCCAGGCATAAGGCGCCGCCGACCCATCGAGCCGGTAGAGGCTGCCGGCGTCCGGGTAGATGTCGAGGTATGCCGGGTCGAGCGCCACGCCCGCTTCGGTGACGGCGACGAGCGGCACGCCGGCAACGTCAACCGCGATCGGATATTGCCGGGTTATGAACGGCTCGCCGTAGCCGCCGTAAGCATTACGGACCTGATCGCGATAAACCTGCTGGACGAATACGCGGTCGCAGTAATTGGCGATCGCCGCCGAGGTCGCGCTGATGTGCTGGCTGATCTGCGCGTCTTTCGAAGTGTCCGCCGGGTCAATACCGAGCAATGCCTTGGCCTGGTCGAGCGTCACCAGATCGAGGCTCGTCGCCGGCGTGATGACGCGGGTGATGCGGTAGTAGTTCACCGGGCGAGCCGCGACAGCAGCGGGTAGAGATCGCAGCCGAGCGCGCTGCCGTCGCCAAAGCGCAGCGTCAGCATGCCCTCGGGATCGACTTCAAGCGCGGTCGCCACCGGCCCCGGCGGCCCGCGCTCGCCCCTCTCGCCGGGCTTGCCTGGCTTGCCGTACCCGCCCTGCGCCGCGAGCATCTGCCAACCCTCACCGGGGCACGGACCCGGACCATCGACCCGCGCCGCAAAGCTCGCGCCGTTGAGCATCACAACGTCGAGCGCGCGATACTCGGATGACGGGTTCCACGTCCCACGGATCGTGAAGCTGCGCCCTTCGCCGCCCGGCGAGCCGGGCGGCCCAGGAAGCCCCTGGATGCCCGGTTCGCCGGGTGGGCCTGTGATAGCCTCGCCCGGCTCTCCACGCTCGCCCGGTGGCCCTGGCGGGCCGATTTCGCCGTCCTTGAGTTCGGCGAGGCGCGCCGCGACCAGCCGCTCGACCCGCAACTCGGCCTCGGCCCACGCCGCCCGCATGTCTGACGCGAGCGCCGCCATCGTCAGCTTCAAGTCCCGTTCGATACGGGCCGCGTCCGCCGCCAGTTCGGCGGCAAGCGCCTCAAGCGGCCCGGCGGCGTTCGGCACGGTAGGCAAGGACTGCCCGTTCTGATGCGTGTTCATCGGTCTTTTGCGCTGCGTCGGCGGGGGGTTGTGGCGTATCCGGCGGCGGCAATGCCGCCTGCGGCGTCGGCGGCTGCATGTCGCTGCCATAGCTCAGCGGGACGACCTGCTGCTGCACCCGCGGTTCAGATCCATGACCGCCCGGTACCGCCGGCAGGTCTTCGGATGCGCGTGCCTCGTCGGGACTGTAGATGCCGGAAATGACACCGCGCGCCAGCGCCTCGATGCGCTCGCGATAAGCCGAGCGCAGCAGCGCCCGGGTGTCGAGTTCGAGATATTCGTCCGGCACGCCGCGAAGCTGGAAGAGTTGCCCGAAGGCTTCCTCAATGTGATTGAGCGTGAACCCGAGCCCGGTGCCGATCCACGACTGCATCAATAACTCGGTGTTGGCGTAGGTTGTGCCGCCGATGCCGAGGATTTGCAGCGGTATCCGCATCGCCAGCGCGATGTTCTGATCGCTCATCTTGAGCATTTCGGCGAGTTGCGCGTCGACCGCGCTTGTCGCGATCGGCTGCGCCTTAAGCCCGTGCGTCAGGATCGGCGTGCGCCCGGCAGCGTCGCCCTGTGTCTGGTGATCCCACCACTGCCGCAGTTCCTGCGACTGCTCGCGCTTCATCGGCAGATCGGTAGTCAACAGAAAGCTCGGCCGCGCCTGGTTCAGATAGAACGCGATCTGCTGGTTGAGCGCCGCATCCGACATTGCCAGATCCAGCGCCGCCGCCATGATTGGGCTCGCGCCCTTGAGCGGATGCCGCGGCGTATGCAGCCGGATGTGCAGCACGTCGCGGGCCGGCACGGGATAGGATAAATCCAGCCGTTGCTCGATGATCTCGTTGCCCTGTAGCGAATAGAAGATGCTGCCATCCTCGGCCACCGTCGCCGAGCCTTCGCGCATCAGGTGCAGTTCGATGATCTCGGCACGAGCGTTGCGCACCGCGAGTGCAAACGTCTCGCCGCGCTCATACAGCCGGCGGGTGAGGTTCAATAAAAAATCGGAAATCGATTGGTAATCGTTCGGCCGCCGCATGATGCGCGACAGCGCCGAATTCGTCACCCGCTCGCGCCCGCCATTGGACAGGCTGCGCCAGTGGTCGCCGGGGCACATCGGCACCGTCTGGCTATAGGCGCTGATGCACGCCTCCAGCATGGCGCTGCGCCCCGTGTAGGGTTGGAGGTTGTGACCCGACTGCCACCAGTTGAGGTAGCGTCCGGCGCTGGCGCTGAGCCAGCCGCCGGACAGCATGTAGGGGCCGGGCCGGTATTGTCCCTCAACTGCCCGCGCCTTCCAGGGAATGACGCGGGCGAGCCAAGCCGTGTTCATCAGCGGGTCGTGTAGCCGCTGCCGGTTTGCGGATTCATCGCCCGCTGGCGTTGCTCCAGTTGCTCAAGTTCGCGCTTGTGCCTCGCTTCGAGCGCGTCGCGCTCGCGCTTTTGCACTTCTGCAGGAGTTTCAGGCGGCGACGCTTTGGTCGGATCGTAAGTTCCCTCGGCCATCTGGTCGAGTTCCGCCTGCGTCGGGGTTGCCGGTGGTGGGGTCGGCTCGCTCAGCGGCTCAACGCCCTGTCGCGATGCGTGGTGCTGACGCGGTTGCGCCGGCTGCTCAGGCGCCGGGTGTTGCTCGTTGCGGCTTTGCATTTACTTTCTCCTCATGGCACTTCGATGGCGATCGCAAAATCGCGTTTATCCCATTGGATCACCGGGAAAGAGCGCGTCCCCGACCGCACTTTTAGAAACGCGACGGCGCGCAGGTAGTCCGACAGCGGCGCCACGACGACGGCGCTGCCGGGTACCACCGGAATGACAATTTCCTTGCCGTCCATCCCGACCAGGTCGTTGTAGCCCTGCCCGTCCGACGAGATTTGGAATGACAGGTTTCCGCCGCTCCAGGCCGCCGGCATCGTCAACCGGACAATCGCCCCGGCGGTGCAGTCCAGACCGTCCGAGAGCGATTGTCCGGGCTGAATGACCGGCCCGTTCAGTACTTGGAGCGGCATCTACCAGGTCACTCCCGACATCCACTGCACCATCCCGGTGCGGCGCATGGCCCAAGTCGTCGGCAAGATGAGCCGCAATGCGAGTTGGTTGGTCTGGTACATGCTCTCGACCGGAGCGGCGACGACATTCGGGGTACCTGGTGTCGAGATATTGGCCGGCGCCGTGTCCTCGATATGCAAGGTCGCCTCCTCGCTGACCATGAACTCGGGCGTTCCCATGACGCTGACGAAATCGGCGGCATCGATCATGTAAACCGTGCCGGCCGGCACCACCGTCGACTCGATGATGGTGAGTCGATTGGTGAACTGCTCGGTCCAGTTAAACCCGGTATTGCCCGGCCCCGGCGTCATCATCAACCCGAGTGCCTGCGCCGGGTTGATCAGCATCACCAGCCGCTCGCCGGCATTGACGTTGTAGAAGGGCGCCGTCAGCAGCTTGAGATCGCCGAGGATCGCGGCATAGCCGCCGCCGGCCGTAGGGGTGAGAGCCGCCACGCCGTTGATCAGACCCGCTGGCCTGGTGCTGCCGCTGCCGCCGCCGGCAACGTTGTCGATCAGGAGCGTGTCGAGCATCAGCCCGGTCTTGCGGATGATCGCGTCGCGCACCAGCCCTTCGAGGCTCGGGTTGCTGTAGGCGGCGATCTCTCGGCTGTAGCGGGTTATGACGCCGACCTTGTGCGGATATAGGCTCAGCGACGTGAAGCCCATGCGGCGCACCGGGATCGGCTGCGCCTCACCGACGAAGCTGCCGGCAATGTTTGGGGTCGCCGCCTCGCTCGGTATCCTGATGACGCCCGCATCGGGGCCGAATTGGAGCGATGTGCCCTGCGCCGCCAATGTCGGCAAGATGCGCCGGGCGGTCAGCGGCTGCAGCATCGCCGCGGTCGCGATCTGCACCAACTCGGCCGCCCATGTTGCAAGTGTCGTCGAGGCGCCCGCCACCGCTGCGCGGGTGATGACCGAGGTAGCCTCGTCGTCGGGGTAACGGTCGGCGAGGATGTCCTCGACGGCCCGGTGCTGGATGTAGGCGCGCAAGGCTACCGAACCGGCTCGCCATAGATATTCCTGCGGCTCGACCTCGCGCTGCTGCAGGCCCAGCGGACGGCGCGGCAGGGCCGGCGTCCGGGCTTCGGGTTGCTGCTGTGCCGACCGTATTGCCAGGGAGCGCTCGCTGCGCTCAAGGCTGGCGAGCCGCTCGGTCACCGACTCGATTTCGGCGTTGAGATCGTCCGCCCTGATCGGGTCGTGGTCGGGGTCGCGGGTATGCTCGACAAGGCTGTCGCGCGCCGCGTTGAGTCGTTCCTGAGCGTGTTCGATCTGCTGACTAATGGTTTGCGTGGTCATCGGAGTGCCCCTCGATCGGGGTTGCGTCACGGCATGCCCGCCGGGCGTGGCTATGTCCCGTCTCTGTCCGGCATGCCCGCCGAAGACGAAGGCCATAGTGTCGTCAGAAATGTTCAGCGACTTCGCCACCGCGAGCGCCGCCGGGTTGGCCGGGACGCTGACGATGGAGGTTTCGAGCAGCTCCTGCCGGGTGTAGCGGGTGCCGGCCAGTGGGCGCTTCGGATCGATCGGCTCGCTCGCGACGCCGCGGAACCCGACACTGGTGGCGCGCAAGATGTCCTGCTCGATCAGCGACAGGATTTCGTCGGTGCGCTGCGAGGTGCCCTTCTTCGCCGGCGCGAAGTCCGCGACAAGGCGACTGTCCTCTACCCGGATATTCTGCCATCTGCCGATCGGCTGATGCTGTAAATGATTGAACAGCGCGATCGGGTTCGACCGGAAGCCGTCGAGCAGCCAACCGTCCGGCTCGATGATGTCGCCGTAACGGTCCATCGTCGCGTCGCTCAACACGTAGGACTGGCTGCCCGCGGCCTTCCCGGCCGCGGTCTTGCGGATCATCTGCATGGGAATGCCCCTGGGAGGCGATAGGAAGGCCGCCAAACGGCCTCAATGACTTTAGGCGGTCAGACGATCATCGCCTGAATGTCGATCTCCTGGCTGTCCTCAAGCGGCGCGACGCCGCACAGTTCGGCGAGCGCGATCGCGCCGTCGATGCGCCCCGCGCTGCGGTCCTTGGCGAGCTTCCGATTGCCCGCCGGGTCGCTCTTCACGACCGCATTCGCCATGCACATGCTCAACACGGGATGCGCCCCGTGCGCGATGCGACCGTTCAGGATCTCGCCTTCGAGCGCGCGCAGCGCCGGCGACATGTCCTGATAGCCTTGCCCGAACTCGACGAAGTGCTCGTCGAGCTGGCCTTCGGTAAAGCCGGCCTTGAGCAGCCACGGCCGCAGATGCCGCCAACCCCACCTGTCGAATCCGATCTTGCGCACGTCTTGGCGATCGAAGACGCCGCGCAAATGTTCGGCGACATACTCGTAATCGACCGACTTGCCCGGTGCGGCCAGCAGATGCCCGTCGCGGTGCCAAACGTCATACGGCACGCGATCCGCCCTGGCCTTATTCGCCAACCCGTCGCCCGGCAGCCAGAATGTCGGGTGTATCTGCCACACCCCGTCGATCCGCGCGCCGAGCACCAGCGCGGTGAGATCGTTCACCGCCGACAAGTCCAACCCGCCATAGACCGGGTGGCCGGCGAGCGGCAACGGATCGGCCCCGCACGCCTGCCACAGTTGCCGGCTGATGAACGGGGCGCTCGCCTCGACGCGCCGGTTGAGGATCAGGTTCTCGAATTCGGCCTGCCTGCTTGGCATTCGGCGGGCGTCTTCCGCCTTGCTCAGCGTCTCGGTGACACTCAAGAATTCGCCGTAAGCGGGATTGGCCGCTTTAATCGCCTCCTCCGAAAACGGGTCCAGATCCATCGGCGCGGTGTGCAGCGAGACGACGACGCGCGGATCGTGCGCCGCGATGCCATCGTCAATCAGCACCGAGAGCAAATCCGCATCCGTGGGTGCCTGCGTAGAGATAATGATCGACAGCGGATGTTCCTGCGCGCCGGTGGCGGTTTCCAGCGCCTCATAAAGCGGGCTGCGCGGGCCGCGCACTTGACCTAACTCGTCATGCACAACGAAGACCGGGCTGAGGCCGAACGCCGTCTTGGCCTCGGCGCTGAGCGCTCGGTACACGGTGCCGAGTTCGGGGCATGCCAACTCCTTGGCAACTTCGCGAATGAGTACGACCGAACGCAGTTGTTCCGAGCCACGGACGATCTTGACGGCGAGATCAAACAACAACTTGGCCTGCCCCAGCGATTGCGCGGCGCTGAACAACTGCGAATTCGGCTGGTCGAAACCCTCGGGTCCGCACAGGTGCAGCAGCAGCAGAAATGCGGCGAGGGCGGTTTTTCCATTCTTTCGACCAAAGCTGAGGATCGCGCGGCGCGTCACCGCCGGGTTGTCGTAAATCCGCAGCAACTCGGCCTTCTGCCAATCGCGCAGCACGACCGGGCGGCCTTGCAGTTGACCCTCGGGCACGACGCAGCATGTTTGAATCCAGGTGATGGCCCGCTCGCCGCGTGTCGGCGGCCGGTTCACATCTCCCAGGGCTTTGGACCCTTGGCGGCGTTGCGTGCTGCTGTTGCGCCGCTTTGCGCGTTGTACCGGCTTTGATTGGTTAGCCGCAGTTTTGTTGCGAGCGACGTTGCGCCGCGAGTTTCCAGATCGCGCATCTTGAGCAGGTCTTTGTAGCGCTTGGCGCCCTCGTTTGCTTTTAGCCATTGCGGATCAAAACTGTTGATGATCTTGGAGATGCCTTCCGAGGCTTCGCGGTGCCGGCAGTATTCGGAGAGCATGCCGCGCAAGGCTCCGGTGTTGAAAAAGTTCGGGTCTTCGCTGCTGACGATCTCGCGCCAGATTTCGGCTTGGCGCTCAGTCAAATCCGTTGGCGGTTCCGGTCGCGTCCCGAACCCGCCGGCGATGACGACCGCGGCTTGTGCCGCCGCCGACCTACGCCCGCGCTGGTTCATTCGGGCTTCGGTTCGCGCCGACGCGGCATCCAGGTGGCCGAGCGCAGGCTGGCCGGCACTGGCTCGCCCGCCTTCACGCGTTCGCCGATCGCCTGGACCGCGGCGTAGTACGAACCGATGGCGTCAGCCTCCAGCTCGGCCTCGCTAAGCGGCAATAGCGGTTCGCGCATCGAATGGCACACCATCGGGAGATACCGCCTGCTCGCCGGTGAATGCCTGCCAGCGCAGCACGGCGACGTCGACATAAGCCGGGTTGAGTTCAATCGCGTGGCAGGCGCGGCCGGTCATCTCGGCGGCGATGATCGTGGTGCCGCTGCCGCTGAACGGCTCATAAACCGCCTGCCCCGGCGACGAGTTGTTCTCGATCGGTCGTTTCATGCACTCGACAGGCTTTTGCGTCGAATGCCCGGTTTCAGACTTGAGGTGATCGATCGCCCACAACGTCGTCTGCGAGCGGTCGCCACTCCAATGCCCGGTGCGCCCGCTTTTCACCGCGTACCAACATGGCTCGTGCTGCCAGTGGTAATGCCCGCGAGAAATGATGTGCCGGCTCTTCGCCCAGATGACTTGGCAGCGTATCTCGAAACCGACTGCCTCGAGCGAGGCTTGTACTTCGCTGGCATGCCGGTCGGCATGCCACGCATAGGCAACGTCACCCGGAAACAATGCCCAGGCTTCGCGCCAATCCGGCCGGCCGTCGTTTGCAACGGTTCCTACGGCGCGATGGCTAGGCAGGAGTGCTTGGTTGCGCCAATCCGCGTCGTACTCCACGCCATAGGGCGGGTCGGTCACCATCAGGTGTGGCGTGACGCCGTTCAGCGCCGCCGCGACCGTATCGGCGTCGGTGCAGTCGCCGCAGACCAGCCGGTGGCGACCAAGCAGCCACACATCGCCCGGCTGGCTGACCGGAACCGCCGGCGCGTCCGGCGCCGCGTCGGGATCGGTCAGGCCAGCGCCGCGCGCCAGCAGCGCATCAAGATCGGCGAAGCCGAGCAGCGACAGATCGAAGTCCCACTCCTTCAGCCCGCGCAACTCGTCTGCCAGCGTGTCCATGTCCCAGCCGGCGTTCAGCGCCAGTTGATTATCGGCGAGCGCATAGGCGCGTTTCTGAGGATCGCTCCAACCCTGCGCAACCATCACCGGAACGTCGCTAATCCCAAGTTCAACCGCCGCTAATACCCGGCCATGCCCGGCAATTATCGCACCACCCTCGTCAACCAGCACCGGATTGGTCCAACCCCACTCGCGCATGCTGTCGGCGAGTTGCGCGACCTGTGCCGGCGAATGGGTGCGCGCATTCCGCGCATTCGGCACCAACCCGGCGATCGGGCGGCGCTCTACACGGTCAGCGGGCCATGCGCGAGTTATGGTATTTTCCACGATCCCGGTTTCGAGAATTGTTACGATTTAAGGTGCTTTCCAAG